ACAATATGTATTTAAGAAAATTGGTGCTGATTTAAGCGTGTTAAAATCACCAGCAGAATTAGAAGAAGCAAAAGCACGCAGGGAAGAGACCGCACAAGTAGCGAATATGCAAGGTGCAGCAGGAGCAGCAAAAGATTTAAGCCAAGCAGTAGCTTTACAACAAGGGGTAATATGATAAAGACGATAAGCCGCTATGTGGCTACACTATTTAAAAGCAAAGATGATTATAAAAAAAGGGTTAAGCAGGCTTATGAAAGCATTCCCGCCGAAACGTGGGATTTAATTATTTCAGATTTAATGCTTTACGCTGAATTTAATAAGCCTTGTTGGGATGAAAAGTTTACTCCTTTTATTGAGGGAAAAAGAGCAGTAGTATTAAGGCTTTTAGCGAATAAAGAATTAACAGAAAAAGATTTTTTAGCAAATTTAGGAGAATATTAACATGAACGAAGAAGCACCAGCATTTAATTTTAGCGAGTTTAAAACTCAATACTTAGGGAATATTCAAGACCCTACCGAAAGGGAAACATTTCAAAAAAATTTAGAGCCGATAAAAGATGTTCAAGGTTTAGTTACAAGTTACGTTCATGCACAAAAAGCAGTAGGCTCTAAAGTAAATTTACCTAACGAAAAATCAGCTCCCGAAGAATGGGATAAATTATTTAACCGCTTAGGCAGACCTGAAAATGCAGATGGCTATGAGATTGAAACGCCTGATTATAAGTTTGACGATAATGTTTTAAAAGAAATTAAGAAGGCAGCTCACGAGGCAGGCTTAACTAAGACTCAAGCAAATAAGGTTATCGGCTCTATCGCTAAGATGTCTAGGGAAGCAATGGAAGTTTTAGAATCCTCTAAAGCGGCACAGTTAGAAGCAATTAAAGCAGAACGCAGCAAATGGGAAGATTTATCAACGACTGAAACAAAAGTTGATTTATTTTTAAAGCAAAATACTAAAAATGTAGAAGATTATGAAAAGCTTAAGAGCTTAATTGATACTGATAACAATTTGTTTAAGTTTGTGAAGGATGTAGCTTTAACGAATACGCCTAAGGATATCGGGCAAACTCAAGCGAATTTATCAGCTAAAGAAACACCTGAACAGGTAGCAGGTAGAATATTAAGTGATAGAAATAACTTTAATGATTACTATACTAATGGCGGGCGTAATATGCCTGAAAGCGTAAGAAGGGAATTGCAAGAAGCGATAAATAAATCAAACCCTAAAGAAATTGGGAAGTATATAAGAAACTAAAGAAATTTTGAATCTTTATTGAAAATAGTGTAATATATAATTAATTCTCAATGAATCCGCTAGCGGGTAGTTCATTGTTTAAGAATCCGTGTTACGGGTAGTTCTTGTTAGAAGAAATTAGTTATACGTTACTCTTTTGAGTAACACAAATTTAATAGAGGTAAATAATGGTTTATTCAGTTGATCAAAACTGGATTAATACATACGAGGCAAATTTACACATTTTGTCTCAGCAAATGGACTCAGTATTTGAGGGCATTGTTAAAAAAGGTGATATTAATTCAGAATTTAAATTTTTCCCACGTATCGGCTCGATTTCGATGTCCGCAAACACTACACCAAATCAAACAACTTCATACTCTGATGTTGCACACACAATGCGTTCGGTTGATTTTACGCAATATGATGTAGCTCTTTTTGTTGATAAAAAGCTTGATGTTGCAAGAATGCTAACTGACCCGACAAGTTCTTATGTCAAGTTAGGTGTTGCAGCTTGGAAGCGTAAGATTGATGAGGTTTGTATTGCGGCAGCTTTAGGCATTGCTGTAGATGGTAAAACTAGAGGTACTAATACAGCATTCCCTACAGCTACTAGAACTATCGATGTTAATTACATTGATGGTAACCCAGTAGGTGCAGGCAATGGTACTGGTACTTGGACTAACAGAGCTCAATCTGGTTTTACTTTAGCTAAAATCTTAAAAGGAAGAGAATTAACTTTAGCTTCTTTTGGTTTAGAAGCAGGCGATAGACTTAATTGTATTGTCGGTCCAGCAGAAGAAACTGAGTTAATGGGTATTCCTGAATATAAGAATAGAGACTTTAGCGATCAAAGACCTTTTGATAAACAAATGATTTATCAGCCGTACATTGGTACATGGTTAGGTATTGATTTCTATAGATCAGTTCTTTTAACGGACACTGACCCAGCGGGTGCAAGTAACCACTATAGATCATGTTTAATGTTCCCTACAAGTGGACTAGGTGCTTACATTGGTAACAATTTAGAAGTTGATATTCGTCCAAACCCTGAAAGAAGAATGGTTCCGACTATTTATATTTCTGGTGGTATTGGTGCAGTCCGTATTGAAGAAGTTAAAATGGTTGAAATTAGAACTTCTAGCGGTCTTGTTGATGCTTCTTAATGTATAATTAAGTAATTCTTTCATCATAAACCTTAAACCCTCGGCATAAACCCCGAGGGTTTTTTTTATTACCCATAACTCTATAGCTGACTATAGGGTTTAATAAGTCTATAGTCCACTATAGAGTTTAAGGGTATAATGTAAATATGCTAGTAAACAGGCTTAATGTATTTAATTTAGCTTTAATGCAGTTAGGCAAAGATCCTGTAGTCGATGTTAATACTCATACTGTTGAGTTAGCGAAGTTAAGAGCAGTTGAGCAAATGGCTTTAGAATCTTTACTCCAATCTCATAGATGGGATTTTGCCATTCAGAAGCAGGAACTAACTTTTGTTCAAGATTTATTAAACGAGGAATTTATTAAGCTTTATTCAATCCCTAATGATTGTATAGAGATATGGAGAGTTTACGACGTTGAAGGCGAGGATTTAGATTATTCAAAAGATAGCCGAGGATTAGCGACAAGTTCAGATAGGGTTTTTATTGAATATACCTTTTTGCAAACCGATTATGGAAAATACGATGCGACGTTTTGCGAAGCTTTAGCAATGCGAATAGCAGCTTTAGCAGCTCCATCTGTTCAACATTCAGATTCTAAGACTGATTATATTTCAAGCACGGGGCAAAAGAAACAGGCAGTAGCAGCAAGTAAAGCCGTAGGCAGAAGCCAAAGGAACTGGGAGCAAAACACCACTTGGTTAAGAAACAGGAATAATTATTAATGCCTCGAATTTCAATCAATCAAACTAATTTTACTCAAGGTCAAATCTCTAAGCATTTTGCAGGGCGTTATGATTCTAAGGAATATTTAGAGGGAGCTTTAGAATTAACTAATGTAATAGTTAGACCCGAGGGCGGAGCGGTTAGAAGACCTGGAACGAAGCTAGTGCAGAATTATGATGATTATGCAAGGGCTATAGGATTTCAGATTACGGCAGGCACGGCAGCTAAATTGATATTTGAGCCTGACGGTAATATACAGATTATTGACCCTAGCGGAAGCCAATTTTTTTCAAGTGGCATTACTGGTGCAGCAACGCATGAATTTGATTATGCAAAGGTTAGAAGCTCTTTAATTATTGTGCATAGAAGCTTTTTACCAAAAGAATTAAAAAGAACATTTAATATAAGCACTTCTTTGTGGGAGTGGAGTATTGCGAATTGGGCTTTTAAAGATGGACCGTGGGAAGAATTAAATTTAAACCCTCAATACAAGTTTAGACCAGAGGCGGATAATGCTAGCAACTGGGACCCAGTACCATCTAGTGGAGGCGGATTTATTGGTACGGGGGGTTTAAAAATCGTAAATAAAAACGATAATCCTGTAAATTGGATTGGTACATCGGGAGCCTTATTTGATGCTTTTAGTGCAGGAAGAAAAATTAGATTTAGGCAAGTAGATAATCCTAATAACCCGACCGAAGAAAAATGGGCGGTATTTACAATTAATTCTAAAAATACAACAGACGTAAATGTTACGGTAGACCCCGAATATCCTTTTTTACTTGCGGGAGTTAATCATCATTCTAAAAATTGGCGGTTAAGTGCATGGTATCCAAACAATTACCCTGACAGGGTAGCACTTCATCAAGATAGATTATGGTTTTTCCGTGATGGTTGGTCATGGGCGACAATGGGAAGTAATTTAGATACCTTTAGCCCTTCTATACCAAGTTTAAATGACGACACTTATCAAGTTACTAATGATTCAGGTATTGCAGTTGAAGGCATTAATCCGACTACTACTACAACTCAATGGGCGGTAAGCTATCAAGCCTTGCACGTTGGGTTAGATGGAGGCGGGCAAATTATACAAGGACAAAGCACTTATAGCGGGATAACTCCAAGCACTGTAAGTATTGCAAGGCAGCACGGTTTGCCTTGTTCTAATGTAAAACCTGTATTAGCTAACTATTTATATTTTGTGGATAGCTCAAGGCAAAAGCTTTACAGACTTGAATATCAATATTTGTATAATGCTTTTTTGCCTAAAGAAATTACGGAGAGCGATAGAGATATTCTATTTCCAGGTGTAAGGGATATGACTTTTGTAGCTTTCCCGTGGAAAATGATTTGGGCGACACTGGAAGATGGCACTATTGCAGTTTGCACGATAGATGATGAGGAAAAGGTCTTTGCGTGGTCAAAAATTGTTTTAGCGAATAATTATAAAGCTCGTTATATTTTCACAGTAAATGAAGATTACGATTTCCCTTCTAAGCCGACAATTTATGTTTTGACAGAGGAAAGTTTACTTTTAAGTTTTGGGGATATTACAGTTAGAAAAGGCGTAAGTACAAGCCGTTTGACTAATACGGACAGTCCGCCTTATTATGCGACTACTGCTTATAAGCCAAGAGAATACGTCGTAGATTTAGCTTTAGATGCAAATGCTGGTACACCTTACGACCTTTCTAGCTTAACGTCTACTTACTGTCTAGTAGATAAAACAACTTATGCAAATTATTTAACTAAATCTGAAACGATAACACCAGCAAATGATTATCAAGTAGGTGCAAGCTTTTATGCTTCTATGAGATTAAAACCAGTAGATTATATTCAATCTCAAACGTCAAATAAAAAAGATTTAAAATCATTTCAAAGAATATTTTTTAATTTAGTAGACTCAGGCGAATTTCAGATAGCAGAAGAAAATACTATGCCCGAGGGGGCTTTAGTATGGAAAGATGTTAAGTTTTGGGATGCAAACAGTAATATAACTACTCCACCAGCTTTATTTACGGGAGAAAAAGAAATAGATTATGGCTCAACTCAAACTTTTAAGCCTACTCTATTAATCAAGCAAACAAAAAATGTACCATTCCAAGTAAACTCAGTAAGCTATGACATTAACATTAACGAGATCAAGTGATAAATTAAATCAAATAGATGATCCTTATGTTCAAGATAGATTAAGGGAGCGAGGCGTTGAAACTTTAGCTTTAGAGGACGGGGATAAACTGCTTGCGATTGCTACTATTTATTCAGATTTTACTTGTGATTTTATTTTATTGGAAGAATTATCGAGCTTGGGTAAACTTAAATTTCTTAAGGAAATTAAAAAAAGTTTGAAATTGACAGAGGAAAGTATCTTTGCTTTTTGCAAAAAAGAAGGAATTAAGGAAAATCGTTTATTGGAATGGCTTGGATTTGACCACGCAGGGGAAATTCATGAGTATAATGGGTATATATGTCAGCACAAGCAGCAATAGCAGCAGGTCAAGCAGCCGTAGATATAGCTAAGGGTATTTTTGGGGCGATTGCCGCAAAAAGAAGAGCCAATTATTTAGTTAAGCAGCTTCAAGAACAAGACAAAATGATTTCAATTCAATGGAATAGGAAAGCTACAGATGAAGCTACTAAGGTTATTGGAACTTTAGGAGATAGAGGGATAGGCTTTTCGGGTTCTTCCTTAGATTTAGTTTTAGATACAAGCTTTGATGTTTTACTTCAAAAACAAGCACAAAAAAGGCAGATTA